TTCTAATGTGCCGATAGCAAAGACACACATATCTATAATGCCATCAACAATTTCTTCTGGATCGTTATTTTTAAATGCTGCTTTTGTTTCATCAAGTTCTTCTTGCATCATATTAATTCTAAAATCCATAAACGTTCTCAGTTTACACCATTCAGAATTCTTTTCTTTATTCATCCATTCGTCTACGCCATATTTCTTATGCATGGCTTGCATGTCTTTAAACCAGTTCGCACTCATACGAAAAAATCCTCCAGTGTTGCTTGTTCTTCGGCTGACCAGCCAATTGGGTTAAGTATTAGATTTAGTGGTTCGATAAATGTTTTTTCGAATTGTAAATCATAATTAATATAATTGTGTAACTTTAATTCTTTAGGTAACACATCTTTAAATGATATTATATTTTGTCTTATAGTGTTTGGTAGTTTTAGATATACAAATTTAATTCTATCACCATTTTGTATAAGTTCATATTTGTCATTTAGTTTATTTTGTTTAAGATAATAATTATGCAGCAATGATCCACGAACATGTATTGGACAGCTTTTCTTAAATATAGTTTTTCGATCGTGCCAATCTGTTATGTTACTAACTCCACGTGGAAAAGCTATAGCTTCTGGATTTAAACTTTTAAACTCAGCTTTAAAGTTAGCAATAAACGTTTGTGTTTCTTTTTCAGTACCAGATATTATAAGCTTAAATGCTTCTTTAAATTTATTACGTACAATTTCTGGTGTTGATGACTTAATAGCTTCAATACCCATAATCTTAAGTTTAGGTTCAGCATATTGTACGCCTTCATTATTATGTACGTTAAGTATATATCGTTTCTTTGCAGTCCAAATACCAACATCTGATATTGCTTCTCTTGCCATAACCATTCTGTTTTTATATGCGTTATGCATTTCAAAAAACTTAGCATATGCTTTTCCAATAGCAGGTTCAAAATGTTCTTTACATATTTTATCTAAGAATAAAACTGGATTATTTGGAGCAAATTGCTCTACCAATGGACCAAAGTTAACATATAAAGAATCGGTATCGATTGCAATCACATAATCTTTATCAGATTTAAGTAACTTATTTAATTCAGTGTTCATCGTAACTTCAGCATGTTTAATTGCTTTTTGGCCAGTAAGTGTTACGCCTTCGGCTAATCCTGTACTGAAGTATAAAAAGTGTTTATTAGCAAGTGCACCATATAAACTATTAAGTAGAATCTTAATAGCCATCTGCCTGTTTTCTAAGTTACTTATTTCTTTATCTAGTGCAGATGTATAACCTTTTTGCTCTTCAGCTTTTGCAGCTAACATCATATTTTTAATAGATACACGCTCATCATAATATTCTTCAATAATTTTTGGTAGTACACCTTGAAAGTCTTTACGATAATATGTTTCATTTGCAGCTCTTGCAAATTTAGATGGATCATCAATACGATTAACTCTTGTTTCTGGTGACATATTATTTTGTACAATGATATTAGGATACAGTGAATTTAAATCAAATGATACTACCCACTGATATTTACCAGCAATAGGGTCTTTAACATATCCACCAGCAATATTAGTTTTACCATCTTGAATTTGATAGTCATCATACTTTTGTGTAAGTGGCGGAATAACTTTACTTTGATATAGTTTTCTACAAATAATCGATTCCCATATAGCAGTTACACCAAATGTGTCTTGGAAATTAACACCGCCTTTATAAGCCATAGTAATAGCCAACGTAATCAATCCAAGTTTTTCTTCGAGTCTATCAACGAGTTGAACATCTTTCATATTATAGTCGATGTACTTTTGATGATCATCTTTATATAGATTTTTAAGTGAACCTGATTCATCGTATGAAAGTTTCTTTTCACCGAGGACAACATAAGCAATATGATTTAATGCATATGATTCTTGAGGGCCATACGTATAACCAAACTTTTGAAATAGTTCCATATAATCTAATGTTTGAATACCTGGTATTTCATAAACTAGATTTTCTCTACCACGATACGTAACAGGTCTTGGTGGTGGTATTAGTAAACCATAAGGAGAAAACTTATGTAAATATTCTTCACCTAAAACCTGCTTTGTACGATTTAGTACGTAAGGTATATCGAAAAATCTTGTATTCCAGCCCGTGATGACATCAGGTGTAATATCTGGATTTGACCAGAATTCTATAAATTTAGTAAGAAGTTCTTCTTCACTATTACATTGAGTATATTTAACATCGGTTATAAGAGCTGCTTTAATATCAAAATCGCCATAACCCCACACGTGATATGTTGAAAATTTACTAGACTTATACGATATTGATAGTATTTTATGAGCTGCTTGATCGGGATGTGGAAAGCCATCGTCATAATCTGTTTCGATATCAAATGTACCAACGTTAATTGCGCTACGATCAAATTGAATATCAGTTGGAAAGTTTTCCATTACGTACTGTGATATGTATCTTTTATTACCATAAATTTTTCTACCTGAAACTTCGAGGTTATCACGCAACCACTGTCCAGCTTCGTACATACTATTAAAGTTTATTGATCCAACATTATGGCCATCAATACTAGTGTAACCAGTTTCATCTGGTGTAGTAACCCAGAACTTTGGTTCGTAATGATCTTTTTTAGTAACTCTATCGCCTTTAGTTGAATAGCCACGATAGTATATGTTACTTTTATATCGATAAAGGTTAGTATAAAAAGCCATTAATTAATATTCCGTTTTTTTAATTGTTTGATATTGTTTATCGCCGTTGGTCGTATAGTGACTGATTAAATTGTCAACTTTTATATCAAATTTTTCAAGTTCAGATTTGTGATCCTGAAGGTATTTAATTTTATGGTGATAATCCGGAAGGGATTGAAAGTGTGAATAAATTACTGATAGTTTAGTTAATGTCATTATGTATTACTCCATTTTAATAGTATTATTATACCATGCTTTTAAGCAAATGTACACTAAAAAATTAATTAAATACATAACATGTTAACTAGTCGAGATATTCTACACCTGTATAAAATGGAATACCAAGATTTTTTATCTTGTCACTTCCACCTAAGTCTGGTAAGTCTATTGCGCATGCAACAGCAGATATGTTGCCGCCTAGCTCTTTAACCATTTCAATAGCTGCTATGACTGTTCCGCCTGTAGCCATTAAGTCATCAATGATAATAATGTCATCATCGGTCTTTATAGTATCTTTTTGTAATTCTAATGTAGAATTGCCGTATTCAAGTTGTAAATTTTTTTTAATAGTTTCTCCAGGTAACTTACCTTTTTTACGGCATAACACTAAATTAAGATTGTTTCTATCAGCAATAATACTACCGAATATAAACCCTCTTGCATCTAATGCTAATATCTTTGGTATAGAGTTACACATATGGAATACGAGTTGTTTTTCCATTAAGTCACATGCTAATTTTAATCCATTGCTATTACACAGACTTGATATGTCTTTAAAGTCTACACCAGCAACTGGAAAGTCTTTGTAACTTTTAATATAATGTTTAATTTTCATTAATAACTCTGTGCTAATCTGTTCATTAAGTATTGCCTACTTTCGATAGGTTTGTATTGATCAAGTTTAATCTTAGATAAATTTTGTACTATTGTTCCAGGTTCTGGATCAACAAAGTGTGCCATACTATATCTTGGTGTATGTATATGACTATTAACTACTCTGTGTTTTGTACTTACAAAATAATCGTTAGTCCAACGCTGTAGTAAGTCGCCAATATTAACAACTACTCCATCATTTGCATACGGGACCGGGTGCCATGTTTTTTGTAGGTCTTGGACTTGGAGCCCAGGAACATCATTAATTTGCCAAAGTAAAGTAATAGTACCATAGTCACTATGTTCTCCTATTCTCATTTGTTTATGTTCTAATGGACCATCATATGCAGGATAATGTATAACTCGAGTTGTGTTATACGGTTTTATATGTGCTTTAGTTAATAATGATCCTGTATCTAAAATCTCATCAAACTTTTCTAATATTTTTAATGTAAGTCTATCTGCAATATCAATAGTCTGTAATGCTGTTGCTTTAAATCCGTTTAAAGTAGGCCATAATTCACTAGGCATTCTACTATTATTATAATTAAAGCTTTCTTTCATATCTTTTGGCGCGTCTGGATCTACATTTTCTGCGCCCATAACTGTATAACCTAGATTGTTTTCAGCTTGATATTTGTATTCGTTTTTCTTTTCTAAATCTTGCTTAAAGAATTCTTTCATTAAATCAAACCAAACATTCATTGTGGTTTGATCTTTATTTTGTAGTGTGTTAGTGAAAACTGCAAAGCCTACAGTCGTATAAGCTTTGCGTATTTTTTCCAGTACATTCGGACCTTTAAAATCAATTACTGGAATCATTTTTAATTACCAGGTACTTTAGCATCGATGCCTTCAACATAGTACATCATACTATTTAGATGTGCATCATCAGCAATTTCGCCGTCTTTTAATTGTAACTTGCCATTGTTGTCTTTGATAGGTCCAGTAAAAGCATAGTACTTGCCATTCTTAATACTTTCTTTTATCTTAGCAGCATGTGCTTCAACGTCTGCAGGCATATTTGCAAACGGTGCCATTTCAACAGTGCCATCAATCATACCACCAAAGTAGTCTCCTGACTTCCATGTACCGTCTAATACTGCTTGTACTCTTGCAATATAGTAAGGTGACCAGTTGTCAATAGTTGCAGTTAACTGAGCTTTAGGAGCAAATTTCATTTGATCTGATGCTTGTCCAAATCCAAATTTACCTAATTTTTCTGCAACTTGTAATGGTGAAGGTGAATCTGTATGTTGAGCAACCATATCACAACCTTGTGCAATTAAAACTTTTGCAGCTTCGCCTTCTTTAACAGGATTGTACCAAGTGTTTACCCAAATAATATCGATATCAACATCTGGATTTACGCTCTTAGCACCTAAGTAATATGTATTAATTTCTCTGATAACTTCAGGAATAGGAAATGCACCAACATAACAAATCTTATTAGTTTTAGTCATCATACCAGCAATAACACCTTGTACATGTCTTGCTTGATATAATCTTAATCCATAAGTTGATAAGTTAGGTCCTTGTTTGTATCCTGTAGCATGTTCAAATTTTACATTTGGAAATTCTTTTGCAACTTTTACCATACTATTCATGTAACCAAAAGAAGTTGCGAATATAATATCCATACCTTCCATAGCCATTGACCGCATAACTCTTTCTGCATCTGGACCTTCTGATACAGATTCAATGTATTTAGTTTTGACTTTATCTCCAAAATGTTTTTCAACATCTTGTCTTCCAATGTCGTGTCTATATGTCCATCCATGATCGCCAGTAGGGCCAACATAGATAAATCCAATTTTAATTTTTTCAGCTGAAAAAGCCGAAAAACAGAACAAAGATGCCAGTGTCGCCACTGCCGCGATGGTCTTCATATTCATAATTATCTCCTGTTAACGTACTCTAGAAATAGAGCCGTTTGGTTTTGCTAGGAATGCTTCAAAGGAAACATCCGGATAGTCTTTTTGTAATGAATTGAACATTTTTAAATTTGACATAGCATCATCAAATAATCTTATTCTTTTGTATATTTTTTGATCTAAATATTTTTTAAAAATGACTTTCTTGTTATCTGCTGCTGGACCAGTTCCAAGATTGCCAGCACGTTCAACATAGATTTTATCTATGTCAATTCCTTGATTTCTAAATGTATCTAGAAATGTTTTCTTATTATCAAAGTTAGGTCTAGCTGTTACAATAATAACTTTTGATCCTGCCTTTGTAGCATTCTTAAGTATCATCTTAACTTTGTTAATCATTCTTGCTATTGGTGTGGAAGTCTTTTGAAAAACTTCAGCATTTTTAAATTCACCAAAATCGTATTCTTCACCAGATTTTTTCTTATAAGTGTTAAATTCTTGGTTATCAAGCTTCTTGATAATTTTACCGTTTTTAACTATGTGTACTTTTGCTTTAGTAATAAACATAGTTTCATCTATGTCAAATATAGTTAAACCTTTTCCGGCAGCTTCTTCTAAGTATGTTTTAAAATTTTTCATTATAGTTATATTATACCATAGTTTTATTGAAAAGTAAAGGACTTTTTAATATTTTATTGTATGTAGGGGTACTTTTTCTTTTCTATCTTGTACACCATGCGTTAATCTTGTGTTACCTGCCAATAAGTGTTTATGACCAGATTTAATATGGTGTAAGATAATAGGTTTAGTCATTGGTTTCTTATGAGCGTTATCGTATTGACTAGAAACTCTATTAGCTTTAGCTTTTTCAATTTCTGGATTTCCAAGTATACCTTTTTTATTGTTAACATCGGTATTTCCCATCTTGTGCAGATTCGAATCTGAATGATGAATGTGAGTTGTAGTTGCACTCTTCATTGCTTTATGAAAGTTTGCTGGAGTAGATAGGTGTTTAAGCTGTTTATGAACATGTTGAGGAAACGCAGTCTTAGGAGCTTGCATCTGAGTATGAACTTCATCATGTTCATCAGTGTGATGTGGATTAATCCATTTCTCATTAATATTTAAATAAGTTTTAAATTTTTCCATATTAACCTCTATAAATTACATTTATATGATCTTCAAACTGTTCAACTTTTTCTAGTCTATTAGGCCAAAGGATATATTCTTTTTCTGGATTCTTTTTAAGATTATTAAGCAAAGGAATGATAGCATTATATAATTTATCGAGTGTATCTTGTGCAGATGTTGCCATCTGTTCAGCATCATTTACAGAGTTTTGCGTCTTCTTTACTACATCTAACTCATCTTCAGTTACAGCAGTAAATCCAAAATCAAAATCTAAATCAGACATTATGCTAAGGCTTTCATTCTTTTAACAAGTCTACCAGCTCTATTAGGAACTTGTCTATACCATGCAGAGTCTATCATTTCGTCTGCAGCTTTATTCCAATCTTGAGAATCAACACCAGCTTTCATACCTTTAAATTTTGAAAGCCTAGGTCTTCCCATGTTAAACATCATGTTTGCTATAATCATTTGACATTCTTCTGGCAAGACATTAAAATCGTTATATAATCGCTCACAATCTGCGAGCACGGTTTGTACGTCGTTATTAAAGGCTTCGATGACTCTGTCTTTTGAAATAGTTGTTCCAATTTCTTGTCCATGCTCTGGATCTGAATCGATAACAAGATGACCAATACCAAAAGTAGCGTAGCCAAGATGATCATTGTATATTTCATGTTTAACACCTTCATCCAATTCAAGTTCTTTTCTTAAGTTTTCTATATTCATATTATAACCTCCTTGTAAAATACTATTTATAATAAAAAAGGCGGGCACTGCCCACCTAATTTATTTTGATATCTTACAATATTACTTTGTTTTATATTCTTCAGTAGTTTTTTCATTTAATTGCATAATGATATGCTTTAAATCTTCGTCTCTTCCATAGAAACCAAGCTGTTGAAGTTGTCTTGCTACTTCTGCATTCGCGGCCATTTGTCTACCTTTTATGATAGATTTAATTGTGTTTTTGAATGAGCTAGCAATATATTCACATACTTGACACGTGATGTTGTAAGTTGTAGTTAAAGTTGTCATTTACTTTTCCTCGTTAATTAATTGAAATTTTACGAGGTCGCTTCTCTTCTGGTAGGACTACCTTTAATTGAACAGATAGTATGCCGTCCTGAATGTCAGCACCATTTACTTCCGTATATTCGGACAGTCTAAATGATCTTGAAAACTTTCGAGCACTAATACCTTTATGGACATACGCGTCTTGTTCTCTACGCTTAGGTCTATTACCAATAATGTTCATAACGTGGTCTTTTACTTCAATATCGATATGTTCTTTTTTGAATCCGGCTACTGCCATCTCAATTTCATATTTCATATTGTCGTGTTTAACTACATTATATGGTGGGTATGTATCTTTCGCGTGGCTATGAATATTTTCTAGCTGGTCGAAAATGTGATCGAATCCCAAAAAAGCGTTTCTTGGGTATAAAAAGTTCTTAGTCATAATTGCCTCCTATTGACTAGCAAGGTTGTGCGAGACCCGTTTATCGGCGCCTCTATAATAATATATATAGTATCTTTGTTTTTAATTTAAACTAGTAGATGAAAATTTAACAGCTGCCAAATGGAAGTCGTGTTTGCTTTTCCCATGCTTTTTCAAATGCTTCAGAAGTGCGAGGTAAGCGTTCACAGTTGCCCCATAGTCTTTTAATATAACTATTAACTGTGCGGTCTATGTCTTTCCTACTCCATTGACTTGGTATCAAGTGACCTTTTACAGCATAGAAGATTTCATTTTCATCTTTACTAGTCATTTTGTTCCATTACCAATGTTATATTTTGGACATAATTCCCATTCATCTTTATCTTTAAAAGATATTATTTTAATTTGTCTTAATGGAGCTATAGGTTGTAGTTGTTCTTTATTTACTACAGTTAATAATCCCCAATCACTCATTAATGTTGCTATAGTGTTTCTACGGCCGACATCATTTTCTTCGAGATTGGACTTTTTTCCGTCTAATAAAAAGAGCTCCTTAAAGTGCACGATAAAATATCGTCCTTGCTTATGAAGTATATGGCACGATTGATAAAGCTTATTATCTTTACGTGACGCGACACCTATTCTAGTTAATGTCTCTCTTATTTTAAGAAAATCGTCTGGCTCGTTTAATGTAACCTCTAGCATATTTGCTGGGTTCCATTCTACAATGTTATTTTCTTGTTCCACCTTTTGCCACCTTATTTTTCAATTCATTTATTTGATCAGTGGAAAGTAGAGGTAAAATCTGTCGGGCTTTTTCGTTGCTATAGCCATAATATGTTTTAACCACATCCAAGTCACTAATCTGTTCAGGTTTGAACCATTTAGAAAACCTTTTACGTTTTCTAATTATATTTATAAGAAACGAATATTGAAGGTGGTTATCTAGGTGATGATTACGATTCATCTCATTTGCAGCTAACACTGTATCAGGAAAATATGATAGTTGCCTGTTAATCATGTATGGTAAATATGCTTTTTCAGTAATATCATCTACCATGATATTTTTCTTAGTGTAATTTATTGAGTTCGAGTATTCAAATGGATTCATTGTATATCCTATGCGCTTTTAAGAGGAGCCCAGTTTTCTACTCCACCTACATAATTATCATAATCAATTTCAGCTTCTATGTGGTTTTTAGTGAGCTCTGTTGTTGGCAGTTTATTTAGATGTGTGTTATGCCAATATAATTGTGGTACAGTTCTATGGCCTTTTTGCTTCATAAAATCTTTTGCAAAAAGATCATAGCTTATATTGATTTCTCTATATTGATAACCCCAATCTAACAGTTTCTTTTTTAAAATCTGGCAATAACCACAATCGTCTTGAGTGTATAGTGTTAACTTAATTGAATTGAACATCTGACATTACCTCCGTTAAACATGCCACCACATTAAGTTCATGGTCAGCAACAAATGCATTTTTATATTGATAGTCTGCAAGCAAAAGAACAAGTTGCGGTATTGATTGTGGTGCAACTTTATCTATCATTCTGTCGTAAATAGCTCTAAAAATAGCGCTTGCATCTGTATCTATATTATTAACTACCCAAGATCTCATACCTTTAAAATTTTTATTTTTTAAATGAGAGAACAAATCATCAAAGTTTTTATCTTGAAGGTTAGCTACAACACCTGAATCGATACGGCCATTAATAGAATATCTTTGTAATTCATTTAGCACTCTACGCCAATCAGGTGCAAATTTCATTATAAGTTCAGCTAAAGGTTTGTCGTCATATTCAATTTTTTCATTATCTAAAATAGTTTTACATCTAGCCATAAAGGATTCACACAATTCAATCATAGATTTTTTAGATGTGTTAAATTCATATACACCACATCGTGAATGTAATGGCTCGATAATTCTGTTTTTAAAGTTGCATGTAAGAATAAATCTGCAGTTATTGGAAAACTCTTCTATAAAACCGCGTAACGCTGGTTGTGTAGATTGTGGATTGAGATAGTCGGCTTCATCTAATATAACAACTTTATAACCACCTTGTAATGAAACAGATGATGCAAATTGTTTTATCTTAGTTCTTAACGTATCAATATTACCTTCTTCAGAACCGTTGATAAGAATAAAATCGCAACCGAGCTCATTGCATAGAGCTCGGGCGATTGTGGTCTTACCTAAGCCGGCAGTACCAGTGAACAACATATTAGGAAGTTCACCACCGTCGACTATCTTTTGGAAGGTTAATTTTAAAGATTCAGGTAAGATTGTATCTGCTACAACCTTAGGCCGGTACTTCTCACACCATAGAAACTCAGCACTCATTATTTCTTTGGTTCCGCTTTAGTTTCTTCTTTAGTTTCACTTTTATCATTCATTGCATCTTCTTGCTGAATAGCTTCACTTATTTGAATGATTTGAATGGCTTGGTCTCTTAAGCCACCAATAGTGGAAAGCTCTTCGCCTTTAAATCCACCTCTTTGTGTAACAGCATCAATTACTGCAACAATGCTTCTACTTGCTTTGTTTGCAAGATCTTTTAATTGTTTTATATTATCCGTATCTGACATATTATTATGCTCCGTATGTTGAAGATTTTTCAAGTGCAATCCAATACTTTAAAGGTATTTCTTTATTTTTAAATTGCGTTATTAATTTAGAAGATATTTCTACTTCATAATCACCTGGTAGGATCTTAAGATTAGAAATACTTATGATAAAGTTAAACACAGCGTCTTGTTTAAACTCGCCATCAATGTCAATCGAAAATGCATTTGATGTTGGATTTTTATTCTCAAGAACTGATAAGCTTAATACACCATCTTTTGCTTGTATTGATACTTCGGTGTGACCTAAAGTTGATGCAGCTTTTTTCAATTTGTTTAGTGTATCATTATCTAATACAAACTTAACATCAGCCTCTGGCATAGTAACATCTTTTGTAGGTGCCGTTAATGTTTCTTCGGCAGCATAAAAGTAATTTACTTTAGATCTACCAGATGCATCAGAAACAGTAACAGAGTGATCTTCGAATTTTAAACTAGGAGAATTGACTAATCCTATTACTCCAATAAATTCGTTTAAATCGTATATGCCGAAATCTTTTTCGAAACTTTCGGTAACATCGGCAGTTGCTACTACGTTTCTTGCTTCACTAATAGTTTTAATATTCGATCCAGATTTAATCAATATATTTTGATTAATGCCTGAAAAGTTTCTTAAAACCTGTAAAGTGCTTTCACTTAATTCCATAATTAATAACCTTCCTTTTTGTATTTTATAATAATATTATACCATAGATTTGTGCAAATGTACACAGTTAATTTCATTTAATTTTTTATCTTAGAAAAATTTCTATCTTTTACAAATTCAATCTTGGACTCAAACTTACCATCTAATATGTCTCCTTTATGAGATATAATAAAGGTATTACTATTAGCGTCCATCATGGATAGTATTTTTAATAAGTTTTCAATACCATCATGATCAAGTGATGAATCAAATGTTTCATCAAGTACCAATAGATTAGTTGATACTGAATTTTTCATTTTAGCGATTTGCCTCCATGTAAATAATAAAGATAAATCGATCCTTTGCTTTTCGCCTTCACTAAAAGAATCATAAGTAAAATCATCTCTGTGTCTAGACTTTATTGTTTCATTAAAATTTTCATCTAAGTTGAAAGAAACGAAGAAGTCCAGAGTTTGCAAGAACTGATTAACAAGTTTATTAATAGTAGGCAAATACTGTTTAATAATTTTTGTCTTAATACCAGTATCTCTTAACATTTCAGCAATAACATTGTTATAACCGAACTGTTCGTTTAACTTAAGCTTCTCTTCAAATAAACTTTCTTTATCGCTATTCATAGTTTCTAAGTCGTTACGTGCACCAGTTAGATCAGCCGATACTTCACTTTCTAAATACTTTTGTAACTCATCGTTGTTTTGATTTACTGAAACGATCTCTCTATTATTTGCATTAATAGTATCTGTTTTTTCTTTTACGTCTTTAATGATTTCTTCTAATGCTAATATGTTTGTGTCAATAGAATTACCATTAACTTCTACTGTATTTAGAGATGATTGGACTTTTTGAGCTTCACTTCTTGTTTCTGAAATAAGTTTATCTTTGTTAGCTATAGGCTGATCACATGTAGGACACTCATCATTCTTTTCTAGAAACATACCACGTTTTGCAACTGATTTCATTTCTTGTTTTATAGTAGCAATTTCACCTATAACTTTATTCTTTTGTGTTTGTAGTTTTTTTAGTTCATCAATTGCTGTACTAGATTCGAGTGCTAAACTCAATTCACTATTTTGTATTTGAAGTTTCTTTATTCTTTCTCTTGCAGTTGCAATTTGATTTTCATATTTGTTTCTATTCTCTTTGGTAAGAGCAGCGATATCTCTAATATATTTTGCTTGCTGTTCTATTTTACTTTTTACGATATTAGTATCATTACTTATTCTAGTAATGCTTTCTTTTAATATAGAATTTCTTTCTCTTATAATAAGATTCATCTTAGAAAAAATATTAATATCTAGGAGATCTTCAATAACATTCCTACGATGGCCTGCATTCAGTTGCATAAAAGGTATGAAAGAAGATGAACCTAAGACAACTACTTGATGAAAACTTTTATGATTAAGTTTTAATATATTTTGCTCAAGGATCTTCTGATATTCTAATGAATGAGAAGATTGGTTGATCATAGCACCATCTTTCCATATTTCAAATATGTTTGGCTTTATGCCTCTTATGATTTTAAACTGTGCTGCACCTACTGAAAACTCTACTTCAACTACTGCTTGCTTTTGATTTATAGAATTAACTAATTGGTTCTTCATAATTTTACGATGAGGTTTGCCAAACAATGCAAACGATATAGCATCTAACATGGTTGATTTACCAGCACCATTATGACCAACAATAAGTGTTGACTTATCTTTATTCAAAGGTATCTCAGTGAAAGAATTTCCAGAAGATAAAAAGTTCTTATATTTTATAGATTTAAAATTTATCATGCTATTTCAAGTGCCTGTGCTTCTGTCATTAGTTCTCTCATTTGCAGTTTAATCTTGGTCTTATCTAAATCTGTATCTACTGCTTCGACATATGAATCAACAATTTCGCCTGTATCTTCAAATTTCATATTTTCATCTTCAACGTTTTGACCCATAAATTCATTAAAGTTTTCTGCTATTTTTAATTCATAGATATCTTGATTCTGAATGTTATCAATAAATCTATCGAATGTAAATGGATCAGTCTTTTCTGCTACAACAACTTTAACAAACTTTTTAGATAAGTTTTTATTATAGTTATTATAACATACTTCTTTGTCATTGTACACTATTTTTTCAAATAAAGTGTAAGTATTTTGTATTTTTTCTATTTGTCTTGTTTCAGTATCTAAAATATGAAAGTACTTTGTATCATGTGCATCAGACCAAAAGAACTCCATAGGATTACCTAAGTACCATATGTTATCTCTTTTAGATGCTGTATGATAATGACCAGATAATACTTGTTCAAACTTATGAAATAGCTTTGGATCCATACCGCCATGTGCCATGATACCTCTGCCAATTTCAAAGTTAGCTAATTCAAGATGAGCGCCTAGCCAGTCTGCTTTGCAGTCTCTAATAAAATTCATTGATTGGTCGTAGTTATCTGCGCATATCCATGGAAGTAATCCCATATTCAAAGAACCGTATTGCATAACAGTTGGTTCCATAATTATATGGATTTCATTCATATAATGTCCTAGGCATTCTTTTAATGAATTCAATTCATTAGTGTTCTTATAATACGTATCATGGTTGCCTGGTATAATATCCATAACCATATTATTTTTTCTTAAAGGTTCTAAAAACACTCTTCTATTTTGGTTAAGTGCTTTAAAATTTACAAATTTACGGTGATCATAATAATCACCTAGGTGTAATATTTGTTTTATTCCACGTTTTTTACACTCTGGAAAAAATATATTTTTATAAAAATCTTCTGCATTATCTAAAAATATTTCTGAAGAGTTTCGAATTCCGTTATGTGTATCATTGAGTATTGCTATTTTCATTCGTTATTCTCTTTCTTAAATCACTTGTACTAAATCTATGTTCTCTTTTATTAAAGTACAATTCTATATCACGTGCTTTACAAATATCTCTTCCTGTAAAGTCTTTTTCTCTATATTCTTCACCTAGTATGCGTACGTCTATATTTCTCATAGAAAGTATATCTATAAGATCATTTTCGTACATGTATGGAATAACTTCATCTACAAATCTAACTGCAGATAGCTGTGTGTATCTTTCAACTATTGTTTGAACAGGTTTATTTTTTTCTATTCTATCAATAGAAGGATCAATCTGTAAAGCGCATATTAAATATTCACAATGATCCTTTGCTTCTCTTAACATTTCAATATGACCAGCGTGTAATAAATCAAATGTAGATGCTGTAATACCTACCTTCATTGCATAAACACGCTTAAATCTGAATCCGCTAATTTTACTTTGCGTTTCTTTTTTTCTTTCTTAACTATTTCTTTTACTTGATTATCTGTATTACGTACTCTTGCAATTCTATCTTTAAGTGTATCAACAAACCGTGATGCTTGATTAGAAGCTACAGCTTCAGTACCCATGTCAATAAAATTTTCAATACCAGATTTAGCTAAATAATTAAGTTTAATTTCTTGTTGTTTTTTTTCTTTTGATATTCTTCTTAAGAAAGCATACCATGTTATCTGAGTAAAATATGCAAATGCATTTGGTTTACCAGTTCTGGTTGCTGCTTCTAAATTATAGTTGCTAATCGCCTTTAAACAATTTTCAACAGCATCCATAACCATTTCTTCTCTATAAGTATATCTTATAAAGTTTCCTTTATGCGATAAACCTTCAGCTATTTTTAAGAAGCATTGAGCAACATAGTCTGGGACTGTAGGAATTTTAGTTTCATTATCTCGTGCGATTACAACTCTTTCAACATATTCGACTACTGCGCTAGAGAAGTCAGAATTGTTAACATAGTGTATACTTTTTTTGCGTGCCATTATCATAACCTTTATTTTATAGTATTATTATACACTGATTTTACGTAAAAGTACACTGTTTAATTTCTCTCTTAATTAAAAATATAATAGTGTACATTTGTGTGAATCTATGGTATAATAAAAGAGTATACGGGGAGAAGGGGATATACTTATTTAATGCAAGCTTGGTTTCTTTTTAAACAACTTGATTATCTTGCCATCGTCTGAGTCTAAAGAATACGGAACTTCTTCAGTAGCACCATATTTATTAGATAAGAAATCATCCATTTCATCATCTGTTAGATCTCTTAGTTCTTCTTGTATTTCATCTAAATTAGCATATGCTTTTCTTTTAGTATTTCTATTTAATTTTAAGTCTTCTTCAATTCTTGTAATGCATGTTTTATAATGTTTTAATATATCTGGAGAAGGATTAGTTGTTACAATTATGTGTGCAGAATTTAAAGTTTGTAAAGACTCCGGATCATCTTGAAAGCACATCCATGGTCTAAAACAAAAGAACCTCCATCCTTTTTGATAGTCTTCTACGCCAACAACTCTTAAGGCTTTTTTAACTAACACATCTCCAGCATCTTCGCCAGTGTCCCATTCCAAGACTTCACATATTATTTCATCATTATTAGTTAGTTTAAATTGTTTTATTTTCATAAATTCACTCTATAAGTTTTATGGTTAAATTTTTCTCTACCGTAAATTCTTAATCTTTCATCTGCATGTAATATACCAAAGTTCTTTTTACTTTTCCAAGTTATGTCATCAATAATATCATAAAGCGTTGCATCTTTATTATCATCTGTTTTTCTTAAACCTCTACCAATACTCTGTAAAACTCTTATCTGTGACTTAGATGGTGATGCAAAGACAATATTATGTAGATTCCTAATATTTATACCTGTACTAAACGTTCCAAGTGATGCAACAGTTATAGAATTCTTTTGTTTTTCTATAATTGCTCTTATGGCTTCTCTATCAGTTGCAGCAGTTTCACCAGATACAAAAAAAGTCTTGCGGCTTTCTTCAACTTCATCTTTAATTAATTGATATAACGGCTTACCATGTTTTTCTACATAGTTGTACAATACTAATGTATTACCTTTTAAATCAAGTGTTAAATTCTTTATGAATGTATTACGTTTAGTATTTGTAACAATAAATTCTATTTCTTCTTGATATGTTTTCTTTCCAAAATCTTTTTTAATGTTTTCGCCATGATCTAATATTATTCTTCGTATCGTAAGCTTAGCTAAAGTATCGTTATCTTGTAATTCTCTTGTACTTGTAACTCTATATACTTTACCAAATAATCCTTGCAACACTAGTTCATGAGTTAATGCACCATCTAATGTTCCGGTTGTGCCAAATCTATATTCAGCCTCTGTACATTTGTTCATTATAGATGTTAACGATTTTGATTTAAATCCATGACACTCATCACCAAACACTGTACCAAATCTACTAAACCATTCTGGAAGAAATTTGTATATAGATTGCCATGTACTTATTATAACTCTCTTAGGTGTGTTCTTATCTTTGCCTGAATATATTCTATGGCAATACGTATCAACATCATATCCATAAGTTTTAAAATCATTATACATTTGTTCAACTAACGAAGTAGTTGGAACTATAATTAATATATCATTTTCAAAAGATGTTAACATATAACGCATAAGAACATAGATGATTAACGATTTACCAGAACCAGTAGGAGATAATAATATAGCATTTTTTCTTCCTATTCCTGTACATACTGCGTCAAACTGATAGTCTCTTATTTTAAATGGTAGTTTTAAAGCATCAATAAACTTCATCATAAATTCTGGATTAATTTTGTTTCCTACGCTAGGATCACCATAATCAGATTCCATAACTTTAACTTCGTATTCTCGGCTTTCGGCAAATGAAACTATTTGTGGAAATAAACCTGCTGATATATGACCAGTAATTTGGTTAAAAAGTCTTATTTTTCCATCCCATAATCTATTACGAAATGCTGGCATAAATTTATATCCTGGCACAAAGAAGGAAAAAAACTCTCGCAGTTCTGCTCCTACTCCTCTATCGCATTCTACATATATAGTGGAATGATTTAATTTCCTGATTCGAATTGTTTCCATTTAATTATATTAGAAATTGTTTGATGTCTCCAGTTTAAGTTACTTATAATTTCAGATAAACATTCAACTACAGTTTTCCAATACTGTATCCTTTCTTCTGATTTTTGAATTTCTGGATCACTGTCATAATAATAATCCATTTCTCCTTTTAATACTTTTAAACCATCAAATGGATCTGGTTGCCAACCTTTTTCTTTCATAGTCTCTTGATCCATTTTTCCATTATAATATAACCACTTTTCTTTCAATAGTTTCTTCTGTTCAAACTCAGCACGCCTTAATTCTAATTTTGCGGTTGACCATATTTGCAGATATTTTGCATGTAACTGAGGTGTATTTTTGGAAGTTTCGTCTAATTTTGCATTATTAATAATGCTATCGTTCTGCCACATTTCGTGGACTTTTTTCAAGTCGATCATAATCTCTCCAATAATAATATATATTAACCAGTTACGGAACCAGTTACGTCAAATGAATCTGTAATTGCGCCAGTTGTTGAATTGATAATTTTAATATCAAAATAAGTAAATCTAAATGAAGCACCAAACGTTAAGAAAGATTCAGCACCACTAGTTGCTTGAAACTGAATATCAGTTAAAGCTGTTGGTATACTATCTCTATATACAATTTGTGCAATTGCGTTATTAGAACTATTTAATATTGATAACGTAATATCAGATACTGACGATGGTTTTTGCGTAGCAGATTTAAATCTATCAAGTGCTGATACATTATCTGTATCAAGATTTCTTCTCATCCAGTTATGCATCTCTGTATAAGATTTCATATCTTCATCGATTATTATGTTTGCTAGCATTTCGTTATAAGTAAGTTTATCACCTATAAACGGAATTGCAGATATCTTCTTATAGCCAAGGTCAGCTGTGTTCATAATCACACCAGCGTGAGTGAAGTCCTGGCAAAAGAACTCTAAGTTCGGATAATTTTTTCTATCTATTACTAACTTAAATCCAGTTGGTTGTAGATAGTTGAAGTTGTTTGTTAAGCTCATACCTATATTTATACAAAAAAAAGAGGGACTTTCATCCCTCTTTTAATATTAATTAAATGCTAAGACTAAGCACCTAGAATATTGTCAACTCTAAATACTCTGTAATATTGGTTAGTCTTTACAGCGGCTAGGCCATCAGCAGGTGTTGAACCTACGTATGGGTTTGATGCCATTCCATATCTGGTTTTAAAACCAATTTTTGGTTGGAATGTATCTTCACCAACTGCACGTACCATTGTTAATGGAACGTATGGGCAATAGAATAGACCAGCATCGTATGGGTTAGTACCCTTATATCCAGTTGTAACATAGTTTTCTGTTGCATATGGATCTACGTATACTCTTGTTCTACCGTTCATGATACCAGCAAAAGTATTACCTGTGTCATCAACACTTAAGTTCATTGACATTGCAGGTGTATAGTCTAACATACCAGCTGCGCTAAGAGCAGATGCTACATCAGAAGAACATATAATAAAGTTTCCTTTACCTCTACGTGTCTCTTTTGCAATTGTATTACATTCTCTTTCGATTTGTAATACTAGGCCTTTGAACTTCTCTACTGACCATCTACCATCTGCATCTGTCTGAACGTTAAAAATACCGTTAATAGCAGTGTTAGATTGTAGTGCACCAGTTTTAGCTTGAGAGTTAATAGTTCTGATAACTTCTCTATTGATTTCAGCTAAGATTTCAGTTGACAAGATATTTGCCAATTCTGTCTCAGCGTCTAGACCATGAATAGCTTTAAGGTCTTGAGCTAATTCTAAGCTGTATTCAGCTTTTAATGCTCTTGACTTAGCAGTCACAGTTGCTTTTTCAATAGTGAATCCCATCTCTCTGAAAGCAGTTTCACCGCTTGCGCCGTGTGCTTCAGCTTGGGCAGTTGTCATACCTCTACCAGCTAATGCAGTGACTCTTTGATCGTCAATTGTAGAGTCAGTTGTAATAACTGTTTGACCAGCAGTGGAATCATCTTTGATTCCTAAACCAAGACCAGATACGTTATCTGAATCATGAGTACTACCACTATCACCAGAAAACTTAGTATCGGCTTCGTTAAATAATGCTTCAGTATTTGATGTTGAACCACCACCGTATCTTGACTTCATTGCGAAGATAAGACCAGTTGGGCCTGACATTGGTTGTACACCGCAGATGTCATATGCCATTAAGTTAGGCATAGCACGTCGTACAAGTGCGATTAATACTGGATTCCAGTTTGCTACTGAACCAGTTGCGTTTCCTGGGGCTGCTTCGTTGATCATTCCTTCTTCTCTAAGAGCGATTTCCTGATTTTCAAGTACTGCGGCAGTCACAGCTTTTTTATGGTGATCGGTAATAGTACCAGCTGACTCTTCGTTCAGTACTGGTGCCCATTTCTCAATCAATCTATCGTATGATTGTGTCATTTAAGACTCCCTATTTATTTGCAGTTTTCTTTATTGCTTTAAGATATTGATCCATTGAACTTGATGATTCCGTAATTGGACCATCTTCGTCTTCAGTAATCTCGTCTTGAGTGATAGTTGCCTTAGCAAAATATGATTCTTTTAATTGAGCTACTTTCATTGCGAAAGTTTCTTCGTTATCAAAATCAACGTTTTCTGCTAAACTTTTTAGCTTTTCAATTTGAGTTTCAGCTAAACCTTTGGTTGCCTCTCTAATGATAGACTCCCTTTTATATAACTCTAACTCTTCAGCCATGTGAATAGACTTTTCAGTTGCGTCATTGAGGGTTGCCTCAAGTTCTTCAACAGTCTCAGCAAGTTCGTCAACTACATTAACAGATTCCTCTGGTACATGAATGTGAGACTCAGTGAATAGGTCTTTTAACTTATTCATAAAATCTTCAGCAATTTCAGTTCTTAAACCATTTTGGATTGCTAACTTGTTGTCTTCCATCCAGCCTTCAACTACGTAGTTTAGGTAGCTGTCTACTTTTTCCACAAGTTCCTTTTTAGTACTTTCAATTTCTTCTGAAAGTTCTTCGTTGTACTTCTCTTCTAGTCTATCAATCTCAACATTTATTTTTGAATTGATTGCAGCTTCAAAGATAGTCTCTGCTTTCTGCTTAAACTCTTCAGACAGCGTAGCTTCTTCATTAACAAGTGCTTTAAGATCGTCTTTGAAATCAACTTCAATATGAACTTGATTTTGATCTTGATCCTCAGCAAGTTGGTCTTCGTCACTTACGTAACTTTCACCTTTAAACATTGCAGATAAACCTGCTTTGTCCATTCCTTGCATTTTACCAACCATTGCAGAAATAATTCCTGCTTTAGTTTTAGGCATTGGATCTTGCTTAGTGTTATCACCTTTACGCTTTGGAGCGCTTCCAGTGGCTTCACCTGCCTTGTCGATAGAAACTATTGACTGAGCTTCAGCATTCTTAGGATCGTGAGCTTCCACAACTTCGTCAGTTACTTCGTCATGGAGTTCTTCTTCCTGATTTTCGATAATTTCTTTATCAGTCATTTTAGACTCCTATTTATTATTTTTGAGTAACGAGAGGAAATTCTTAAACTCACGTACTTGTGTCTCATAGAGATCAGCGCGTGGAGCTTTCTTAATTTCAGTCTCCATTCTTTCAATTGTTTGTGCTTCTATAATGCCGTTATTCCAAACCCATTCTACCCCTTCCATAATCCCATTAACAAATGCGCTAGGGGCGGATGGATCTTGCACGATGTCTACCGCGTTTAGAATATAATCGTCATTGACGACTGCGACGCCATTACGCTGGCTCAAACTTCCCATACCACGAGTCGATACACCAAATTGAACTTCGCCATCGAGTAAGCCTTTAACAACTTCTCCCATAGGGGTGTTCAGTATCGATGCTTTGCCCACAATATCATTACCCTGAAATTTTAATTCAGTGATCTTGTGGGAAACTTTATCTAAGTTAACAGTTGGTCCTTCCGGATGATTTAACTCTCCAACTGCTCTTCCTTTACTAACCTGATCGTTATTATATTTGCCAAGTGCTTTTTCCATCACTGGCATTGGATATATACGTCCGTTACGATTCTTTGTTTCTGCCTGTGCAAACACACCTTCAATGGCATAATTTTTTTTACCAGTTTTTTTATCCTCAGTAATTAAAAATTCTAGCTCATTTTCTGCGAATTCTGATATTAATTTCATATTAACCTCTTGGGTATGCTATTTTAGTTACATGCGTTGTTGTTACACCGGTGTGTATTAGATCAAATTTATTTTTATGTATTACTATAGCTTGATTTTCATGCATTTGAAAAACACCACCAGTTGTTACATTAGTTATGACATCATCA